GGCGTTCAATTCTTCCATTCTTAAAACAAGCTGACCAGAATATTGATATGCCTGTTTATATGTTCCGGCCAAGTCTTTTTCGGCATTTTTAGCAAAAGAGGTGATTGTGGCGGCAAGGCTGGCCGTTGAAAGTTTTAATTTTTCAACGGCCTGAAATCCATCATAGCTGAGTTTCGTCATGATCGCACCGAACGCAAGGGCAGCAACACCAACCTGGGCAAATGAAATACTATCAACTTTATGTTGGATATGAACAGCAGCCTCTTCAGCCTTTGTTTTGGCGTTTTTTAAATCACGCTCATACTGTGCTGTCTTTGCGCGAACACTTATATATATTCCACCAAGCTTCATTTTTTACCTTTTTTAAGCTGCTTATGTCGCATTACCTCACCTTTGGCCGATTGAATCAAATCCAAAGAATATAACCGATCTTTTTTCTTTATCCCAATCATGTCCATGATCCTGAATGCGTCCAGGTTTTCAATTGCTCCGAATATTCTACAATATACATCATATACAAGCCTGTTTTCAGAAAACAATTCCGGTAAGCACTCGGAGCAATCTGGAGTTTCATTGTAAAGTTTTTTATACGTTGTTCTGCATGCATGGCAGTCTACTTCTCCGGCCCTGACACAGAACTTGTTAAGTTTTTTTTCTGGTCTGCCTGCTCCTCTTTGATATCTGCTGCGAGAGTTTCACGGCATCCGTTGATAAACTCGTTGAATCCGTCAATTTCCCTGGAAGCCCGGACAATATTTTCAGGAGTGCATTTCATTTTCTGATCTTTACGATCAAAAAATTCTCCCCATCCGGATATAACTGATTTGAGAGTCAATTCACGGTCAAGTTTTTTGTCTGTTTTCTGGGAGAACTTAGGCTCCATCTTGCCTTTTTTGCCTTTTTCATAATCGATATTTTGTGTAAACACCTGATCAAAAATATCAGATGTTTCACCTGGGAGCAGGTGTTTTATTTTTACCCATGCTCCATCTGGGTCATTTGGGACAAAAAATTTTCTCTCGTCTATTTTTGAAATTCTCATTTTATATGCTCCTTTTGTTAAGGGTTTATGCTCCGTAAAAGGTATGGGCGGATGGAAGCGGAGCAACTTCCAACCGGACAATCCGGCCCGCCCATGGAAAAAGTTAAATTAATCTCATTGCGCCTTCAATTTTCCCGTTAAAGCTGATTGATGCAAGACCATTTTTGTCTGTTGAAGGCATGGGCTCTGTCAAAATCTTAATATGACTTACCATTGTTTCAGCAGGTAATCCACCGCCAGCAGCAGTGGTACTATTTGGCGTGTAATAGCTGGTATCATCGACATAAAACCTCAGATCCGTAAGGTCTGATTTCAACCAGTATGCGTCCCTGACTGCATCCTGTCCGGTTGTATCATCTTTTTTGTAATTCCCGGCAAAGGTAACTGTCCCGCCTGTTCTAAGACCCCTCAGTGTTATCATATCATCATCGCCAAAATCCGTATCATCAAGCTCGGCGTATGATCCACCTGAAATTCCCCATGTTCCAAGTCCAAGAATGGTATTTGCGCCAAGAGTGACCTTACAATCTATGCCTATTTTACTTTCGAGTGCCATGATATCTGTCCTCCTATATTTTTGTCATCAGGGGCTCCAGTCCTGTTTAACAAGTTTATAAATTTTGTTTATTTATTTCATTATTTTCTGGAACAATTTGTACGTTCCCCAATCTATTGCCATGGTTGAAAGATGTTTTATATCAATTGTGCAGTCAACGATAATGGGTATTTCTCTTTTTTTCAATTCATCGCAAAAATTGATATCTTCCCCAATTGGCTGACCATGATCACCCACGGAAAATCTAAACCACTTTGCGGGTATCATATCATTGAAAATCTTCATGTCATATAAAATGCAGCCGGCCCCGGTGTAGTCAACTGAAAGTTCTTCTTTAAAGCTTTCATCTTCGTTTTTTATTTCATCATCCGGCACCTGATATAATTTCCCAGGCTCACCACGAAGCAATAACGGATCAAAAGGAGGGTAACGCCTATGGACCCGAGCCCCGACAACAGGCTTGTCATGATCAAGCATTTTTTCGATCATTCCGGTTGTCTGATAAATCTGGTCTGTATCCATCATTAAGATATGGGTGCATCCCAGAAGTAGGGCCTGCTGAACAAGATTATTCCTAGCAGCATCGATCTGGCATGGGAAATCTGGCATCAAGACATCAAAAGAAATCGCCTTTCCATGTTTCACAAGGCTGCTCATGTATTCAGTTATAACTTTTACAAAAGAAAAAAAGAATTGCCTGTAGACCATTTCATCGGTGAGTGGTACAGATATTGCCAGCTTAATGCCATACCTTTTTTTCATCCTGGCCCGTTTGCGCCGGCAGTATATTTTAAAATCATTCGTATCATGGCCATCACCGTAAGCCTTTTTATACCCATCGTCATTTTCTGCAAGTTTATTGACCGGGTGCATATGAGTTATTTTTGATTTTTTGGCCCACACCCACCGGGCCTGTTCGTCTGCGATATCTTTCAATTCATTGTCACACCAACAATGATGATACTCTGTTGAAAAAAAATCACCTCCTGGAATATGTTCAAGCATTTTTTTATGAGCCATCCAATGTGCAAGTGGGTTCCCGGTTTCGATCCTGATATCAAGGGTGTTCAATCCGACCACGCCCCATCCGTCAGGCAGGCTTTCCATGGCATCCAAGGCATGTTTTAAGAAATCTTTTTCCGGGATTGTATCATCTCCAAGAAACATGACCAGATCATAATTTGCTATTTTTGTAAGAACCTTTACCATTTCGGGACAACCTATACCACTGACATCTGTTTTAGCTATGATCTCGTATTCATCAGATGGTATGCCAGCATTTTTTTTGATAGCTTCAATACACCGCTTTGCACTTTCCTCCCTAATAACCGGGATAATTATTGAGATTAGCTCCATTTTACTGCTCCTTTTTGGGCGTGATCCATGTTGAATCAAACCCGTTTATATATTGTGCTATTTTTGGTACTTGTGACTCGTATCCATTGGGTTCCATCTCGTCTGATGATCCTGGAATATAGCTCCTGTTGTCTCCATGAGTGTGCATGTCAAACGAAATAAACCTAAATCCAGTACACCCGAATAATTTACCGATTTGAATTGCAAAAATCATTGAGTTTTCGTTCCCCGGCAAACCTAAAATATCCCAATCAAAAATGAATCTTGGTTTATAATCTGGAAAACAAAATAAAGATTCGTGTCTATGAACAAGGAGTGTTGCTTTTTTTGGCCTTGTCATGCCACCGCAAGTATCGCCACAATCACCCGAATGCTCACAACTCGGGTTTAAATCCTGCTGGCTCAAAGAAATACGCCGGTTCCCTCCATCTTTCTGCATTGAATATACGTCATCAAAATTAAAAGGCTCGACTGCCATTATGGCGTGATTTATTGTTATTATGGGCCCAAAGACAAAAGGATCCTGTTTTAAATATCTCAAAGATGGTCCCTTGCCGACAATATTTAATATTTGGCCTTTATATTTATTTTTCAGGGTTATCATTAGCTCCGAGCCTTTTCAAGTAAGACGTTATATTCAACACTATATCCCTGCACTGGTGGGCTTTGTGCGAAATCACCATTAGGATATGTATTCCCTCGCTGAAACTGCAAATGATTCCATCCTGTTACCGTCAAGCTGCAATTATCGAACATGGTTTTGAGACTTTCAAGCAGGTTCCCTGCCTCAAGGCCAGAATTATTTTGGGAAAAAATATTAAATTGTAATAAAAAATCTTCTCTTTCATCTGAAAAATCAAGATCATTGTCATCAGTAACGGAAAAATAAACACAGAATGGGAAGGTTGCACCTTGTGGCGCAAAGTTTGGATACATGCGGCCTGATACATCACTATAAAAACCAGATCCGGTTGTCGCACTAAAATGATTATATATGGCTTGAAATAAGATGTTCATAGTTTATCCAGTGCCGCTTGATATTTTTTATTAGCTGGCCGTTTATTCTTCTTTGTTGCAGGCCTCATAAAAGGCTTTGCCTCATCTTTAAAAGTTCCAAGTTCCAAAAAGCTTGCATGATAAGGTGCTGTCCAGTCTTTAGGCCCCTGGCAATATGTCACATAGCCGCCGTCTTTAAATTTACTCTTTTCAACATAGAATTGATTTAACAGACCTTTTTCTGTTGTCGTCTTGGCTTTCTGTTTCAAAATCTTTTTTGCATCCTCCATTACATCCTCGGCTACTTCCTTGCTGACACTATTTAAAATAAGCTTTGAAGCGGCAAGGACCTGATCCCCAAACCATTCAACAGTCATTTTAAACGTCCTCCGTAACGAGAAAATCAAGAGTAATATTTTTTTCATCATAATTAATTGGAGCACCTTTAATCTGGAATATCCTGGACCCGAACAAAATTCTATTCGCTGATGTTATCCCGGCCCGGTATCTTATCCGGATCTTGTTTGTTATTACGGATTCTAATTTCATTGAGTCCAATTGTTCTTTTGAAGTCAATGGCATTATTCTTGCTGGAACACTTCCCATACCTGTTTTTGAAGCCCAGGTAATCGAAAAACCTCCCATACCGTCAGGGG